TAATGGTTTCTGTTACAGGAGCATAGTTTCCATCAAGTCCTTGAACTTCTACTGTTCCAGTATCGCCATTAGTAGAAGCAACAGATGCTACACCAGCAGTTCCGATATAAGAATAGAGTGACGCATCATCCCAGATTGTGGTGTATCCTCCTCCTTGAATGGTTATGTCATCACTATATCCAAACTTATTGATGTGTGAATATCCGTCTAACAATCCAGCAGCAATAGGGATGTTAGCGGCAGCACCATAACTGTTGAGTGGGTTGCCGTTTTCATCAGCAAGCATCACCACCTCAAAGTTAGTAGTGTCTTGTGCTCTGTATGCCTGTTCGTCTTTATTCCACTGTGCCATTAGTTTCCGTATGCGATTTTAGTTGCGAATACAGTTGCTGCTGTAACTGCTGTTGGAGTTGGTGTAGCACCATCATCAGCAGAAATAACAACATCGGGTGTCTTCTCAATAGAAACTCTCTCACCAGCAGCAATCCAAACAGTAACAGCAGATGCCTCTGCTATTAAAAGTCTAACAGCAGTATTGTTTGTATTGATTACAGATACAATACTGGCAGTATCTACATCTGATGGTGTTGCTAAATCAACAGCAGTTGATAGTGGTTTGATCGCCATGTTCCCACACTTTTTTTTATTATTTATCTCTTGTTGCCGTTCATCTGTTTCAGCATCTTCTGAAGTTCTGCAGTGCTACCGACAAACATAGCATTGTTTGTGACCTTGGTTGGACCTTTCTTTTCCTCGTCAAGATCCTTCATCTTCTTATGAAGATCCTGTAGTTTCTCAGTCATGTCTGCAACGTGCTTCATTGCCGCTACAGCGACCTCATACGCTCTCGGGTGCCCTGACTCCTGAGCGACCTCTAAGGCACCTCTGACCGCCTCCTGACCCTGATCTATGAGGGTGTATAACTCACCCCTGGTATATTCATAGTCTTTTGTGCGGTCATCCTTGTCTAGATGCTCTGGTTTTTGCTTTGTGGGTTTGCTTTCCTCTACAACTTCTGCTTCAATATTGAGCAGTTCTTCCATGTTCTCTTCTAAGCTCATAGGAATTCCATCCCTTCGTTGAATCCAAAGTCATCTGTTGGTACTACGAATGGATCATCTGCGGCATCAACCTGACCGTCCTGGTTGTAGTCAACTGTTGCTTTGGGTGTGTATGAAAGTTCAACGTGACGCTTACCAACATTAGTATCACCGATGGTCTCAATAATACGAGACTTGCGGATAACGTCTGCCTTGGTGTAAGGACCGTAGATGTAAGACTTAGCAGTGAAACTCATCGTATAGACAATGCTTCTTCTTGTAGTGAAGTCATCTTCCCAATCGTCTTCAAAGTTCACACTGTTTAAAACAATGGCAACATCTCTTACTTCATCCATGTCTGGGATGAACTTAACGCTCATGCTGAATGATGGTTGGAAGTATGGCAGAATCTGTTCTAAGATTTGTAGACCATCGTCCTGTGACTTGGCAATAATTCCTAGTTCAAATTGAACATTGTATGGTACAGGAACATATTGCGTTCTTACCTCATTGCCATTGTCATCAATAGTTGCTTTGTACTTTTGAGTAGCAGCAGTTTTTCTGGCACTATCATAATCAATGCCAGTCATCTCAAAGTAAATTCTGGGAAGTGTGATTGCAATCTTTCTTCCGTCAGCAGAATTACCTTCTAGACGATATAAAAATTTCTGTTTCGGTCCATAAGCAAGAGGTACTTTCTCAACCTCAATTGTCTGACCGTCAACAGTCTTCTTCAGTTCAATGTTGTTAAACAGAGTACCGAATGCAATGACAGTTTTTCTAACTGCCTCGTTGTAAAATTGTACGCCTAACATCAGAAGCTACCTGTATAATTACCAAACTCACCAAAGGGATTTGTTTCACCCCAATCAATAATGTCATCGGCACCGTCTTCAATCGCTTGGTTTTGATCAAACTCAATGCTTGTATTATCAATGGTAGAGAATGTTCCTAGTGTATATATCGCATTTGACTCAACGCCGCGAATGAGATCACCATCAATGAAGTTACCTGTACGGTTCATAACTTCTAAGGTATATGTTGATCCATTCCAATCTGCTACCTCAGCAATGGTTGCACTGTCAAGGTCATACATTGTTGCTCTTTGACCACTGGTGGTAGTCTCAGTATATGCATTGATAACATACTGTAGGTTTGCTGAGTCATAATAGAAGAACCCAGGAACAGTTGTTACGTCAGTTCCATTGTATGTGTAGACATACGAGATTCTCTTGTCTTCAAACTTCCAATAGAAATACTTGTTCTGTGTGGTGGTTGCAAATGTTGGGTCAAAGTTTCCAAGTGCCGTAACTGTAATAACACTATTTGATGAAGTCCAGTTTCTTGCAGCACTCTGCTGAACAAAACCACCAATAACAACATGCTCATCGGTGATGAATTGAATTGCTTCTGGTGGAGCATCAATCGTAATGGTTGGTGGAGTTGTGTATCCAGAACCACCATTCACAACTAAGAGAGATACTACTCCACCATCTGAGATAGATGACTCAATAATTCCACCAGTTCCAGCACCAGTAATCGTAACTCCTGGTGCTTCGTTATATCCAGTTCCAGCAAGAGTTACGGTTGCTGAAGTAATCGCACCGCCTGCATCCACAGTAACAGTTCCTGTGGCTTGCTGTCTGGTAGTAAGACCAAGGTTAAGCGTGGTGATGTTGCTGAACTCTCTTTCAATATCGTCAATTTCGTCAACGCCTGTGTCAAACTTGTCTGCTCCTTGTTCGTAGAGCTCAGCGGTAAGAATATAAAAATACTGTTTGCCCAGTTGGAAGAATGGTTGTTCTCGCTCAACGTACTTGATCTCGTAGATATCTTCTGTAAGAGGATAGTAAATTAGATCTCCCTCGTTAGGTCTACCATCTACTGCTAGATTCAATGCAGGATTAGCAGACTGTTCCCATCTTCTACGCGAGACTACAAAGGTAATCTCGTCTGTGATTCTGAGTCCAAACTTACTCACAAACTCAGAACCCGCTCCAAAACCTTCTACGTTGACCAGCATCATTTCAATCATGTAACTCTGATTGAATTCTGACTGAACAACTTCACCCAGAGTCTTATCTCTTAGACTGACTCTAGGTATATAAAATACATCAGCACCAAACAACCTGATTTGCTCGTCCACAAGATCTTGTACGAGATTCTGTTCGGTTCTGTTTCCGCCATGTTGTGGGAAGTAAACCTTTTTCATCCGATCATGTCCATTGGAGGTAGTTCATATGTGCTGCTAGATGCTTCCATGAGAGCAGCAATCTCTGCCTGTGCGTCTGTGAACAACTCTCTCCCATTCATACTAACACCACCAGGGAGTTGAATGCCATTGAACTTAATCAAGTTCTGACCCCATTGACGTTTAATTAATGCCGTGGTATACTTTTTAACAAATGGATCATTATAAACCTGGGTGAATGTTTCTGGATCAAGAGCTCTATAGCAATCAATGATCACATAAACATCTTCATCAAGCATGTCTTTACCTACATCTAGATAAAGTCTGTCCTGACGTTGGTTGAATCTAAACTCAACAAACGATCCATTGTTCAGGACCATATCAATGGTTTCCATCCACTGCTTAACCATAAAATAGTTGAGCATGTCTAGTGAACCAACAGCATAGAGATCATTCAGGAAGATCTGATATTCAATACCAAACAAGTTGTTTCTAATGGCATTACTTGCAAGTCCAAAGACTCTGGAGATACCCATGACGTGAGATGGGATATTAATATATCTGTCTCTCTCCGTCCACGCATCACCATTAATTGTTGTTGTTTGTTCTTGTGAATCAAACTTTGTTTCATCTGCTGCAGTGAACAGATGCTTGAGGTACATACGCTCAACGCCATCATAGTGACGCTCTCTATAATACTGTAGAGCATCATCAATGGCATCTTCAATTTGATCATCATCTACGTTGATTTCCAGAACTGGGAACCCCAACTGTCTAAGACAATAGTCCCTTAGCTCGGTCCTACTAGCAGGCTGAGCCATACGATATACCTATAGTTTTCCTAGAGGTATTTATAAACTACCTATGTATCACAGATATGCAAATCCTAGATCTATTCCCAACTCCGATTGGTGTAACACAGATTAAGTGTGATGATTCGGAATTAGAATTTTTAAAATCACTTCCAAATAGTAACATCCAAGATATTAGCAATAATGGACTGAATTATGATTTTGTCCTAAAAAACAAAGAGTTAAAATCTTTGAGAGAGTGCATCTTAAAAGAAGCAAATGATTTTGCAAGAAACCAACTAGCAATTGCTGGGAATCTTGTGTTTCAGCAATCTTGGGCAAATAATAAAACTGATGGAACTGGATTTCACCGACATAAAAATTCTCTGATTAGCGGTGTTTATTACTTCATGGAAGAAGAGTATAGCAAAATTATTTGTTTTGATAAACCAGATCAAAACTACCAATGCTATATGATGGAACCAGTGTTTGATGAGAATATTTTTGGTAACTGTAGATTTACACAAACTCAGGTAGCAATACCACCTCAGCAGTATCTTCTATTATTGTTTCCTTCTTATCTACCTCATGGTGTTGTTCCTAGAGATCTAAACAATCCTGATGGACTACACCAAAGTATTGCTTTTAATTTAGTTACTGAAGATGTTTTAGGTCATCGTCATCGTTTAAATCAATTTAATTATAAGGTTATTGAAGATGCGTATATTTGATAATTGCGAATCAAAACTTCTATTGAAAGAAATCTTCAATGCGGCACTTTCATCAGAAAAGTGGCACATCAAAATTCCTCTTGATAGACCATTTGAAAAAAAATTCTTCAAACTTGATATCATGTCTGACAGAAGTTTTATGGACCAATCTGCGAATGATACATATCTAACTGGATTATGCAGAGCATTATTCTTTCAACTTTATGAATCCAATTCGGATTTGTTTCATCCAGAAAGAATGTTATATTGCGGAATCTCCTGTAAAACCAGTCAATTAGATGATGTTTTACACATTGACTATAGGAAATCTGATGAAGCTATAAAATTTGTTGGTGTATTAAATGATGATTGGGATCCAGATGTAGACGGTGGAGATTTTATTTGGGGAGATGAAAAGATAAAAATGTATCCAGGAAGATTTGTTTTCTTTGATCCTAGTGTGATGCATGGTGCAGATAGAATAAAAACCGATAAAATCCGAGTTGCCCTTGATTTTACTGCAGTACCAAAGGCATAAAAAAAGACTCCCCTAGGGGAGTCTTTTTCTTTTAGATAGATCATCAAACTGTTGCTGATCCATCGTCTTTAACGTTTTCGTCTCCAGGATGAGTCATTTCCTTAGAATACTTTGTTTTGACTGCTTGACATGCTGCAATGTAGGCATCAACTTGTGCTTGATCTCCTTTTACAATTCCGTCAATGTACTCTTCAATAGGAGGATATTCCGCTTGACGGAATCTAGTGTACATAGTTTTTTGATATTCAGCAAGAATTGTTGCTTTGAAAGTAGCAAGATCAACTGGTGGATCTAGACTTTCTTCATCACCATCAATAAGTTCTAGATTATTTGGCAACCACTTAAAATTCTCTCTATCTGCATAGAGATCCTCAATGTTATCTGGAGTCCATTCCACACCCAGTGGTTGTCTTAGGAATCTTACCATGCCATTCTCTTCCGCCATTCTTTGCGTAGATACAGCAAGAGCGTTACCAAAAATTTTACTTTGTGTGTTGATCATGGTTAAAACCTAGTACGAATATATTTATAAAGGAAAAAATATTTATCAGAACAAAGAATGGTCTAATTCAATGACGCATAGATATCCATTCCATCCGATGTGATTGGATACGTTATTGTTCATGAAATTAATATTATTGTTATGAGCATTGCCATAAACACGATACTTTCTTGTTTGACCAACAACGGCAGATGGACTATTATAAGTTTGTCCTGGATCATCAATAATCCAATGGTGCTGAATAAAATAAGTATTATAACCACCACTGATGTAGGTATTGTGCCTACCTTGCCTATCAATCCACTGTGTATCTTCTGTTCCGCCCCCTGGTGGGGTAGCACCAACCCAAGTATCTAGTCCAACTCCACATGTATTGCTGTTAGTGTCATCAGTATGCACCTCAGCGATAATTAAATACTTGTTATTGACATTCGTAACGGGAGGCATGATAACCTCAAGACCTAAGTTATTAGAAAGTTGCTGGGATGATGCAACTGGACCATCATCTCTCGCCCATCTAGCGATATAGTTTGGTCCGATAACTCCACCCAACTCTCCTAGAATTCCTGGGAAAGATAGTCCTGTTCCTGAAATTGTTGCCATTTTAGATTAATCCCCCGTCAAATTCTATGACAATTAATTTATGTCTTGGTCCCGCATCAGTATTTGTTCCAGCACCAAAGTTAACATTGTTGTTGTGGTTGTTACCATAAGCTCTATATCTTCTGGTTTGACCCTGAGATATAGTAGTTGTAGTGGCTCCATCATCAATATGGAAATTTTTCAATTGCCAATATTTATCGTTGGTATTACCACCCCAATAATGAGAGTGTGTTCCAGGTCTAGAAACCCAATGAGTTGTTTCAGTTCCGCCACCAGAAGGAGTGACTCCAACCCAAAGTTCCAAATCAGCACCACAAGTATTCTGATTGGTATCATCAATATTTGATTCTCCCATTATCAGATATCTACTATTATTAGAATCTGTAGGAGGCATAGTAACTTCACAGTTTAAAAACTGAGCACTTCTCTGTACAGAACTTGTAATCGCTGTAGCATCATATGCAAATCTTACGGCAATGATTCTAAATCCTGCCGTAAGTTCTGTATTGTCTGGAAATAAAACTCCATCCGCTGTTAAAATTGCCATTTTAGAAACCCTTAATTATAACCATCCAATAGGAAAGAACCGTCAAGTTCAAGAACCATCAATAATCCAGAAGCACCAGATTGGTTTGTGATGCCGTTTTTGTTTGAGATCATATTATCGTTATTTTGAAGATTGTAGACTCTATATCGTCTTTGATCTCCTGCTCTAACTGCTGGAGTACTTCCTGTAGCACTGCTATTTAGGGTTCCTGTATCTAGAATTGTGTGATGAATGTGCCAATAAACATTGAAACTACCAGTGTTGTAATAACAATGTTCTCCTTGTCTAGAAACCCATTGTTGGTTTCCATTTCCATCATCTTGCTCAACCCACAGAGATAAACCACAACCTCTGGTGGCTGAATTGCTATCATCAAAGTTTGATTTCAAATGACACAAGAAAATACTTGTGTCAGAAGCAGCTGGAGGCATGGTTACCTCCATAGACATGTATACATTATTTGCTGCTTGTGCTGTTTGGGTTGCTGATGTTGTGCTAGTCCAGCGTAGTGATCTTAGCGTAGCACCTCTTAGGATCTCTCCCCCTGTGGGGAGAGTTAATCCCGTAGCTCCTAAAGTTGTTGCCATTTAAATCAGACTCCTCTTAGTTCGTCAATCTCTTTCTTAAGATCCTTGACTGCCTCAATGAGAACAGCAACAAGGTTTTGATAAGCAACAGACTTGATTCCGTTGGTCTCATCAATTACACATGGAACGACTTGCTCAACCTCTTCTGCAACAACACCAATCTGGTGTCTTCCAGTCGCCTTGTAATCAAACTCAACACCACGTAGGTTCATTACCTTAGCAAGTGCGTCCGTAATGGTCTCTACGTTGTCCTTGAGAGCAATGGAGGACTGTGCAGTAACGGTTCCAGTAACAACTAGGTTCTGTGAAGTGTTGAAGGTTGCACAGAGGTTGCCAGCGGTTGTAATAGTTACATCACTATCACTGGCAGTGGAAACGTTTGTTGTTCCGTTATTGATTGAAGCAGAGTCAATGACGAGAGATGCCCACTGAACACCATTTGATGTTGACTGTAAGAACTGACCAGCAGTTCCTACACCACCACCAGCGGTTAGTGTGCCAGTTAGAGTAGCACCAGATAGAGTCTTGGAAGATAGAGTTTGAGCACCACCAGTAGTAACCAAACCACCAGATCCACCAACTGCTAGACCGAACAGAGTTGTCTCTGTTGCAATCTCGGTTCCGTTGATGTAGAGACCCTTACCAGATGCTAGGTTGATATTCTCACTGATATCAAACTTCGCACCTGTCTGGTTAAAAGCAATGGTCTTATCACCATCAGTACCACCGAGGATGGTCAAACCACCACCGTTTGCAGTCTCATCTCTAGGACCACCAGCAGAGAAACTAGCACCAGTTGCAGAACCAGAACCTTGGAAAGTTTGGTCAATATCAACCGTAGTGCCGTCAACACCCTGAACAATGGCAGTAACTGGCAATGAAACTGTTCCACCACCACCAGTAAGGACTACTGCAACACCAGGAGCAAGGTTTGTTGTATCACTTACGTTGGTGATCTCAGACTGACCGAATTGGATATCTCCAGTGAAGGTTCCAGAAGCAACCTTACCTAGGATGATGTTACGATCCTTAGTCTCTACATTAACAGTAGCGATAGTTGTTGTTGTACCATTGACAGTTAGGTTTCCACCAACGCTAAAGTTACCACCAACAGAAGATAGGTTATCAACGTAAGTCTTAACTGCTCTCTGTGTTGGGACTTTCTCGTCACTATTCTGTGATAGAGTTCCGTCAGTTGAGAATTCGTTAATTGATGCACCAAGTTGAGCACCGATTGAACCCAGTCTCAAGGATGATAGACCAGCGAGGTCAAATGCCGATGCGTCCAGAGTTGCCTTACCAGTTGCCTGCTCAACTCGGAAGAACTTACCAACCGAGAAGTTACCATCCTGGTCAGTGGAGACGTAGTAAACACGACCTGGGCGGTCTTCAATGGTCTCGTTAGCAGGAGTATTTGGTGTGAGTGGTAAGAATGGCCAGTTAGTATTTGCCTTACTTCCAGTACCAACGTCTAGGAAGTCGTGTGCAGTTAGGCGACACTGTGAGTAACGATAGCGAATCCTAAATCCTTGACCATCGGTAGCACCAATAGTCTTCTCGTCAGCAAACTGAAGAACTGTAATACCAGTTGTATCTGGAGTTACTGCAGTTAGTCTGAAGAATTCGTTATCAATCTTGATGTAATCATCTACACCAAATAGAATGTTTGCTGCAGAAACACGAATTGAACTTGCGGCATTATCAAAATCTTCAATAACTTCATCAACCGCAGTTGATTTGACGTTCAGAATTGTGATTGTGTCTCCACTACTATGTGCTTGTTCTGACGTTCCTTCAACTGCTCTGTTGACTGTTACTGCTTGAGATCCAGGGAACGAAACAATTTGCAACATCTCGTCGTTGATTACCAAGAAACCACCTGGGTTCATTCCAGCAATTGCATCAACGGAAATAGTATAGGCATCTCCAGTTCCTGTTGGAACGTTTGCTGTTAGAAGACCATTAGCACCAGAATCTGCATACAAGTCAATTGTTGTAGTACCAGTGTGGGAAGCAATTGAAGAACCAAGTCTTGCTCTTTGAACCGTTAGAGAACCTCTTCCATCTGGAGCAGTATAACTGGAGTTGGAGATAACGAATGAACCTGGGTCGTTGTTAATTCCGTCATCAACCATCTCAACAGAACCACCTTGGTCTGGTGCAGATGCTAGACCTTCAACAGTGAGAAGGAATCCTTTCTGACCACTAAGAGCGTCGCTATTGTTGAGTAGAGTGATGTAAGCAGTTGAAGTTTGACCTGTAACAATTTCACCCTGAACAAATGTTCCAGTGATTGGGAAGAAGTATAGGTAGTTAGAAGGTGACTGATCACTGATCAATTCACCGATAGCACCAGATGTACCACCCTCAATTCTCTCGCCAACTTGGAATGTACCATTCTTCGCTGCTTGAGGATCAAGTTCTAGTCTTAGACCCTTGACATTACCGTTAATGGTATTTTCAGTATCGTCAAATCCTCTTGAGATAACACCGTACTTACCGTATGAAGAGTTACCAGAAACAGCACGAATCTTACCACCTCTAGTTGTGGTGTATGAAATGTGTCCGTAGTATGTGAAGCAAGAAACAACCTCAGAAGAAGCACCTCTTGTTACATAGAAACCAACACCACCATCTA